AAGGTTTAAAAAATTTGGTGTCAATATGTTCGTGCAGTTACTTTTTCATTTAAAGTGCTTTTTTATATTTATCTGCAATTTTTAGAGAACTCTATTAATTGTTCAAGTTTTTTCTTACTATTAAGAAAACTTATGAGTATTTTCACTTTTTATCTCATAAATTTATTTATTATTGTTTCTATTCTTAACAAATTCGGCAAACTGACGAACTTCTTCTAATTCTTCATCGGTATATTCATCTCCATCAAAGTGTGCAGCTAAAACATTAGGCTCAGCTAAAGGGGCGTTATAGCGGCTTTTTATTAGTTTTATAATGTTATCTTTATTTAAAATGTTCATTTCTTCAGGCACAATTGAATTAGGATCAAAGATTAATTGAACAACTTCTGAATATGGAATATTTGTCTCGTATGATACCTCTGAAATAATTTTCTTCAATTCACTTCTTAAGATATAACCATTAGGAAGGTCGGACCATCCCATAAGATAAGAAGGTTTAACAGAAAAAATTTTTGACATTTCTTCAATGATATTTCTTTTTATATTTTCAACTCTGCCATTTTCATATTTGGCAATAGCAGATTTTTTTAATCCCAGTTTATTGGCTAGTTCTTCCTGGGTTAAATGACTGTTTAATCTACATTCTTTAATTCTTTTTGACATTAAACACATTTAAAACACCTCTTTAAAGTTAATTATATTGCTTTATTACATTTACTGAATTAAATCCGAATTCAATAACATAATTCTTGTACTTTATGTAACATCCATATTTATGCATATAAGCATTTATTGTGTCTGCAAGAAACTGCTCTGTAACACCAAGAAAAGTTGCTGTCTCATACAAGTTAGCACAATGGTGTTCAAAAGCATCAATAAAACCTTGTAAATTAATTAATTTGTCATATGCCCATACTCTGGCTCTTAGTTCTTGTTTTCTGTTAGATGTAGAATTTAAATCTAGTATATTGCCATAAGATGTATGGTGATGTCCTAATTCTTCAGCCAAGGTGCATCCTTTTTCAACTGAATTAGCTAAATCCTTTCTAATGGCAACACGATTTCCTTTAATTCTTCCATCATTGTATTTTAAGGGTTTTTCTTTAACATTTAAGCCTTCATTTTCAGCTTCAATTAACAATGATTCATAATTCAAATAAATTCCCCCCTTTCCTACGTAAAAGATTTCTTAGAAATTATCATCATCCATAATATCATCATCTGAAGTATCAACGTTTTCTGGAATATCAATATCTGTTCTTTGATGTGCTGCATTAAGCAAATTATTATGTTTTAATGAAGCAAAAGCAGTATTTGATGTACCGTTTTTACCAAGCATATGTTCATATTCCTTATTGAGGATGGTTAAAATAAGTTCTTTACTGTGTTCGTCAAGTGTACGGTATTTTTTTATGATTTCAGTTTCTAATGGTGAGAAATCATCAGTGTTTGAATTAAGTAAATAATTTGGGGTTATATCAAGAACACCACATAAAAGTTCGATAGTGTCAGGATCTGGTTTATTTTTATCATTTTCCCAATCACTTATGGAGTTATGTTTCGCTCCAATCAGGTTAGCTAAATCCTTTTGAGTATAGCTTTTAGCTTTTCTAGATTCTCTTAATCTTTTTCCAAAAGTCATATTATACACCTCCTATCTGTTAATCGAAAGTATAACACTCTATTTCGATTATGTAAATAAAAAATTCGAAAATATCGAAAAAATATATTGACAGTTCGAAAATATCGGTGTATTATACAGTTAGTTTCGAAAATATCGAAATAAGAAAGGAGGATATTGTAATTGGAAGTAGGAATAAAAATAAAAAGTTACTTAGAAGAAAAAGGAATTACACAAGCATTTATTAGTAGGCAAACAGGTATAGAACTTCCAAAACTAAATTTAGCACTTAATGGAAAAAGAAGAATTACATTTGAAGAATACTCGCTAATATGTGGAGTTTTAAAAGTGAATACCGATTTTTTCCTAAAACCTCGGTTACCTGAAAAAACAAAAAACTGTTAGGAGCTCCATTCCTAACAGTTAAATGCTAAATTTTTTAACCCTATGTACTTTGCAGGTTTTCACCACATTTAATGGAGCTAAATGCTTCTATCAAGGACTCCGTCACTTATGCAGTTTTAGTTCTGCGCAAAAATATAATAGCCCATTAGTTGACGGATTAAGAGGAGCATTAAGTACGGTGAAGCATTTTTACGAGTGCCGTCTCTGTGTATTATACTCTAGCACCTGAGTAGTAACGCCGTACTAATTACTACATTTTATGCCAGTTTTAAATGCTTTGGCTAACCATTATTGCAACCTCAAATTAAGAGAACAGGGCAAAAACAAAAGTTTGGTCAAAAGATCAACTCCTTTCTTGCCCAAGTCAGGGTAAGAAAATTTTAACATTTTCTAAATGAAAATTCAAGTTTTCAAAATGAATGAAGAAAAAAGTGTTTCAAAAAGACACAAGAAAGGAAGAATTAATGAGGTATTCACTAAAAGAACTACGTGCTAGAAAAGGATTGAATCAGTCAGAAACTGCTGAAAAGCTGGGAGTTTCAACACAAACTTATAATGCGTGGGAAGCGGATTTTGGGATGGTAAAGATACGTAATGCCATAAAAATAGCTAATTTATTTGGGGTAAAGGTTGATGATATTTTTTTCAATATAGAACGTGAAAATAATTCAAGCAAAAACAATGAAAGATAAAAAGAAAGAAAATAATGTTCCCAAATTTAAGTGCTGAAATGGCAAAAAGAAATGTTTCCATAGAGGATATTTCCAAATTGCTAGACTTACACAGAAATTCAGTAGCGAACAAAATAAATGGAAAATCTTCGTTTTCTATTAACGAAGCATTTAAGGTTCATAACGAATTTTTCAGAGAAGAAGATATGGAATATTTGTTTAAAAAAGAGGAAATCTAGAGAAAAGCAATTTACAAAAGAGCAATAGGACAAATTCAAATAAACATATCTTATTAAAAAGAACAAAAGGAGGTTAGGGGATGGTAGTAGAGGAATTTAATATCGGAAGAACACAAATAATCATTCATGATGATTGCATAGTGTCTAACGAAAAAGCAGAAGAAATTTTAAAGAGATTAGGGAATACTTTCCATAATTATAATCTACGCAAAAGAGAAAGGGGTGATTGAATTGGTGGGAGCAATTAACAGCTTAAGAAACTTAAGGCAGACCTGCATTAAGTATTCAGGAAGTTGTAAGAGCTGTCCCTTGGGCAGACAGATGAACATTAATAACACTATGTGTCCGCATCTGACTAAGCCAATTAGTTGGACGGATGAAAAGACTACCGAAATGGTAAGAAAGATTGGAGGATAAGGATGATTAAGATAACAGAAACAGGATTACTGCTGAAAGGAAATCTTCCGAGCATACTTTCAGAAACAGCATGCATACTTAGAAATGTGCATAAAAAAACGATTGATAAGCTTGGACCAGAGTTTGGCGAAATTCTATATCAAAAAACAATCGCATTGGCAGATATGGATGAAGAGGACATGGAAAAGGAACTTGAGAAGATGGAAACAGAAAAAATAAAAATGCTTAATGATCTGTTTTCAAAGTAAAGGAGCAAAAGATGGAAGCAAACAGACTTAAAGTAAAAGAAGTTAAAAGAAAAGAGCCTGAATGTACTGCAATACGTTCAAGCTCATACAAAAACAAACCACTTAAAGATTACCACATTATCGCTGAAAAGTACAGAGTACTTAACGGATTCAAGAACGTGGTAATAGGAGTAATAACAGGAGCAGTGATGTTGGTCAATGGCTGGATTGAGGTAGACAGCAAGGCAGGGCAGTTACTTGTGGCTCTGGGAATGGTGATACTGGTTACATTATTGATGCACTGTACAGATGAAATTCTTAATGAACAGGTTGATTAGAAATGGTTACAAGAAAGAAATTTGCAAGTAAACCAGAATGGCTTCTTGCAAGAAAGGGAAAGATAGGTGGTTCTGATGCAGCAGCAGTGTTGGGACTTAATCCCTACAAGAACAATGTGGAGTTTTGGAATGAAATGGTTGGAATAACCAAGCCAAGAGACATATCAAATGAACCGTATGTAATATATGGAAGCAGGGCAGAGGAACACATAAGAGCAATATTTGCATTGGACCACCCGGAATACAAGGTTGAATACTTTGGTGATAACATGCTTCTTAATGACAAGTATCCGTTTGCTCACGCATCACTTGATGGAGAACTGACAGAACTTGAAACCGGGAGGAAGGGCATATTTGAATGCAAGACCAGTGAGCTTTTTGGTTCAATGCACAAGGAAAAATGGGATGGTGAACACATCCCGGACAATTATTACATACAGGTGCTTCATTACCTGATGGTGACGGAATATGAGTTTGTCGAACTCAGGGCACAGATAAAGAGTGTGTGGAATAAGAGCATAAGACTAATCACAAAGGATTACCACATTGAAAGGGCAGATGTTGAGGAAGACATTGAAATAATAAAAAGGTCAGAAAGGGAGTTCATGGAGCTTGTGAAAAAAAGAAAAAAGCCGGCTCTCATTCTGCCGGAAATTTAAAACAGGAGGAATACCAAAAAGATGGAATTAAAAATTTACAATCCAACAATGGATAATGCACTAAAGCACATTGATTGGAACTTTGAGGAATTAAAAAAAGAAGTTACTGAAAAGGCAAACATGTACAAGTCATTGGTGTACACGGATGAAAACATAAAGGAAGCAAAGGCTGACAGGGCAGCACTTAATAAGTTCAGCAAGGCATTAAATGACGGAAAGAAAGATGTCAAGAAGATGATGCTTGAACCATACAGTGTGTTTGAAGACCAGGTAAAGGAACTGATTGCAATTGTAGATGAGGCAAATGCCAACATTGACAGTCAGGTAAAGGCTTATGACCAGAAGAAAAGGGAAGAGAAGCTCATAAAGGTTGAGGAGATATATGACAGGACCTTTGCAAGTGCCGAAGAGCTGAAGGAGATACTCACATTCAAACGTGTTTTCAAGGAAAGTTATCTGAATGTGACAACAACATTAAAGTCAATAACCAATGAAATGGAGCATATGAGAGACAGTGTAAGACATGACTTGGAAGTCATTAATGCTGAAACCGGTGAATATCAGTTTGAAATGAAACAGAAATACATTGAAACCCTCAACATTACAGAAGCATTGATGGTTAAACAGACATACGAGGAAAATGCAAGAAGAAAAGCCGAGTATGAGGCAAGAAGAAAGGCAGAGCTTGAGGAAAGACAGGCAAGAGAAAAGGCAGAAGCCGAAAAACTTGCAGAGGCAGGAAAGAAGGAACCGGAGCAGAAGCAGGAAAGTGTTTCACAGACTGTTGAGGAAGAGGCACAGGAAGAAAGAACAGAAGAAAATCAGGAAGAGAAGACACACACAATAGTAATCAGGGTGTGTGGAACAGGAAACCAGCTCAATGCATTGGGTGAGTTCCTTACGAAAAACAACATTAAATATGAGCAGATACAGTAGGAGGAAATGAAATGGCAGTATCAAACAGTTTGGCAAAAAGACAAGAAACAAGTTTTACGGCATATTTGAAAAATGATGCGGTAAAGAATCAGATTAATGAGGTTGTTGGTGGAAAGAACGGAAAGAGATTCATCAGTTCAATAGTAAGTGCGGTTGGAAACAATCCAACATTACAGGAATGTCAAAATTCATCAATAGTAAGTGCAGCATTGCTTGGAGAGAGTCTTAATCTATCTCCAAGTCCACAGCTTGGACAGTATTACATGGTTCCGTTCAAGGATAACCAAACAGGAACAAAGGTGGCACAGTTCCAGCTTGGATACAAGGGCTACATTCAGCTGGCAATCAGATCAGGACAGTACAAGAAGTTAAATGTGCTGGCAATTAAGAAAGGTGAGTTAATCAGATTCGATCCACTTAATGAAGACATAGAAGTAAATCTCATTTCAGATGAAAATGAGAGAGAAAAGGCAGAAACAATTGGCTATTATGCAATGTTTGAGTATGTCAATGGATTCAGGAAGGCAATGTATTGGTCAAAGGAAAAGATGAAGGCTCACGCAGTGAAGTATTCACAGGGATATGCATCAGACTTGAAGAAGGGAACGAAGTGGACCTTCTGGAGCAAGGACTTTGACGGAATGGCATACAAGACAATGTTGAGACAAATCATAAGCAAGTGGGGAATAATGAGCATTGACCTACAGACAGCACTTGACAGTGACATGGCAGTAATTAATGAGGATGGCACACATACATATGTGGAAAGTCCGGAATTAAATCAGGACGAAACATTTGAGGAAGTTGCAGAGCAGAAAATGGAAGAAGCCGAATCACAGCCGGAACAAAAACAGCAGGCAGTTACAAGTGAAAATCCAAAATCGGATAATTCAAAAAATGAAAGTGAAGGAGACTTCCAAAAGGCATTTTTTAATTATTAAAACAGATATTAAGAAATGAATTAACAGACAGTCATAAATCAAAATATATATCACAAAATTGTAAGACCTGTCACCTTAATGGTGGCAGGCAGAAAGGAGACGTGACAATGAACATTTCAGATTACATCCCTTTCGGAAAGGACAATGCGATTTCAAGAAAAAAGCTAGAGAAGGTGACAGGATTGTCAGACAGAGACTTAAGGGAAGAAATTGCAATGGCCAGAAGAAACACGGTAATACTTAATCTATCCAATGGACAAGGGTATTTTCAACCAATAGAGGGCGAGGAAGATGAACTTGTCATTAAGTATTACAAACAGGAAAGCAGCAGATTAAAGAGAATAGGTTGGTCGTTGCTGGCAACAAGGAAAAGAGTAAGGGAGATACAGAATGGCAGTTAATGCAAGGCAGAAGGGGGCAAGGTTTGAAAGACAACTTGCCGGGCATCTAAGGGAATACGGATACAGAACCAGAAGAGGCCAGCAGTATTGTGGGGCAAATGGTGATGCAGACGTTGTGGGACTTCCGGGAATACATATAGAAGCAAAACATCAGGAAAAAATGCACTTGTATGACTGGATGGAGCAGGCAAGAAGAGATTCAAGGCAGGATGAACTTCCGGCAGTGTTTCACAAGAAAAACAATGCAGACATTCTGGTGACAATGACACTTGATGATTGGATGCAGATATATAGGGAATATGAAGCAGGAAACTACATTAAGATGGGAGAAATAAATGGGAAGACCTATAAAGGCAGGACTTAGTTATTTCCCAAAAGATGTTGATTATTATGAAGACTTTAAAATAATGGACCTGATGAATGAATATGGTCCATTAGGTCAAACCATTTACGACATAGTCATTTCGATGGTTTACCGAGAGGGTTACTTTCTTGAGTTTGAAAACTTTGAACAGCTCAAGAAGAACCTTCCGGTTAAAATCATCAAGACAATCGGTAACAGATGGGTTAACAAAAAAGACTTTGTGTTACAAGTTATTCTCTCTTGTGCGGATATAGGTCTGTTTGATCATGACCTCCTGATGCAAGGAGTTATAACCTCTGTTGGAATTCAGCGACGCTACGATACAGTGACTGTTAGGAACAAAGTCCAGAAAACAAGATACAGGTTGATTGATGAAAAAGGTCAACCCTTATTAAATGAACCATTAAAACCGATAAATGTAACAGAAACAAGTGTAAATGTAACAGAAACCAACATAAATGATACGGAAATACAACAAAAGAAAATAAAAGAAAACAAAAGTAAAGAAAAGAAAAATATTAGCTTTTTTGCCAATCATGATTTGAATGTTGCTTTTGATGAATACCTGAAGCTTAGAGAAGAAAAAGGTAAATCAGTAGCAGGCTATCAGTTGAAGATTTTGATTGACAGACTGAATCAGATAGCCGACACGGATGAAGATAGAATACAGGCAGTCAAGAATGCCATAGCAGGTGATTGGAGTAATTTTTATCCTGTAAAGAAAGAGCAACAAAACAAGAAGACATTTAATGACCAAAGGCAATATGACTATCAGGCATTGGAAAGACAACTGATTGAAAACAGAGACAAGAGGAGGAAACAACAAAATGAAAGTTAAGGACATAGAAATTCGCTTAGAGGAATTGGACAGAATGGAATCGCAGATTTTATTTTCAGTTTCAATCTTATCAGCGGATGATCACGTAAGATTGGCAAGAATCAAGGAAGAGAGAGCAGAGCTTAAGGCGAAGCTGGAGAAAATGAATGAGAAAAAAGACAAGTAAGGAATTTGGCTGCATTTTAACACACGAACAGGAAGAGTTCATAAATGACGGAAGACCAAGAGACAATGCACTAAAGATTTTTAGAGCAAAGGCTTATGGCAATGGAGGAAATAAGGATGGCAAGAATGTCAAAAGAGGAACAGGCAAGACGTGAGGGTATGGCATATGCTCTGAGGCTTGCAAGAGAAAAGGGATTGGATGCCTTGGAAGCAGACCTGAAAATGAGAAATGCCATTGACCTACCTTTAAGGGTATCAAAGGCAGACTTAGACAAATTCAGTGACAATGTTAAGTACAACACAGTACTGTATGTAAAAATCCTAATGGCTGTAACAATGCATGATGAATTTGGTTTTGGTAACAAAAGAATAAAGCAGATGTTTGAGAGATTCGACAACAAGGCTGAATGCATTGCAGAGGATTACAGCACATGGGAAGAGCAGATAAGCATAATTGCAGAAGAATGTGGAATAGACATGGACAGCGAAAGAAGAGACTTAAGAACAGTGATTAAATAAATTAATTTAAAGGCAAAGGAGTAAATAACCAATGAAGAATACACTATCAGATTTGAACAACTATTTGTTTGAAGCAATTGAAAGAATAAATGATGATGAGCTGTCGATGGAAGAACTTGATAAGGAAATCAAGAGAAGTGAATCGGTCAACAAGATTGCCAAGACAATCATTGATAATGGAAACCTGGCATTGCAGGCGAAAAAGCACTTTGATGAATACGGAAGCGGTGAGGATGTTGAAATCCCATTGCTTGGAATAACAAACAAATGAATGGAGAGCTGTAAGTAATGTATGGAATGAAATACACGGATGAAATGAAGCAATTCATTCTGGATAATTACAAGGGAAGATATAACCAGGAGCTTGCAGACCTGTTTAATCAGAAGTTCAATACCAACATAACAAGTAGAACGATTAAATCATACAAGGCAAACAATAAATTAAATTCAGGATTAACCGGCAAGTTCAGAAAGGGGCAGACACCACACAACAAGGGCAAGAAAATGCCAAAGGAAGTCTATGAAAAAGTAAAACACACAATGTTTGCAAAGGGCAACGTTCCACCAAACCACAGACCTGTTGGAAGTGAAAGAATTTCAAAAGACGGATACATAGAGGTTAAGGTTGCGGAGCCTAACAAGTGGAGATTAAAGCAGAGAGTTGTGTATGAAGAAGCTAAGGGAAAAATCCCCGAAGGCTGTCCAATAATATTCCTTGATGGAAATAAGAGAAATTTCGACATCGACAATTTAAGGTGCATAACCCGGTCGGAACTACTATATCTCAACTGCAATGGGTTGAACAATTCAAATGAGATTACGGAAACAGGCATTCTAATGGCAAGGTTAGACAGAACCAAGAACAAAAAGAAGCAGGAACTAAAGGACAAAAATGTTAAGAAATGTTAAGGAGTGAGAGGAATGTTAAATATAGAGAAATTTGAAGATGAATTGATTAATATGGGAGTAATCAACCCCAAAATAATGATAGGCTTTAGCAAAGATGGAAAATTGCTTAATTGTAGATTCGCTAAATGCAGTGATTGTAAAGAAATACTTATGGCACAACTCAATATTTCAAATGAAGAATATTGCAAAGAAAGCTGCAGAAAAAACATATTAAAATGGTTGCTTTCAGAATACAAAGAGCCAGAGATTGATTGGAGCAAGGTTAAGGTTGATACTCCGATATTAGTAAAAAGGTCTAAAGAAGCAGAATGGGAAAGAAGATATTTCGCTAAATTCGTAGATGGAAAAGTTTATGCGTGGATGGGTGGAGCTACATCTTGGACGGCGGATAGTGAATATAGAATGAATTTTTGGGAATATGCAAAACTAGCAGAAAGCGAGGAATAAATATGGATGATTTATTATCAATTTTAATTGATGCTTTTAAGAGAGAGTATGGCGAAGATGAAAAAATCAATGATGGTGACATAGTAGTTTTCGAACTAAATGACTGCATAGTTATATTGTCACTGGAAGATGCAAAATTAAAGGCGGAAGTTATAGGCGATAAACCTATAAGAGTAAATTATACAACAGGTTATTTTGAATAAGTCAAATAAGAAAGGACAGGAAGATGAATAATTTAGGATTAATAAGAAAAAAGAGAGTAGCAAGAGAAATAGCAAAAATATATAACACATATGGGTACAGTATAGCCGACAGTGAAGCGTGTTCTGCACTGAATTTACTGTGTGATAAGTTAGATATAAAACCTATGCATAGGAATAAGCTAGGTGGAGGAACAGGAGAAATGTTGAAATGAGATTAATAGACGCAGATATAACGATTAAAGAGTTGAACGATAAAATAGCAAAGTTAGATGCGAAACAACAAATCTATATGGAGAATGGACTAACCAGCATTGCAGATAGTATGGCAAGAAAAATAGAACTATGCATTGAATGTCGAGAACTATTAGAACATCAGCCAACAGCCTATGACGTGGATAAGGTCATAGAAGAAATAGAAGAATGGACAGCAAGAATAAATGTAATTAATGATAAAAGCGGTAAAACAGGACAAGTTGATGTTATAGGCTCAAATAAAGCAATTAAGATTGTGGAAGGTGGTGGAGTAAGTGGAGATAATTAACACATTGGCAATAGTCCTGGTAATCGGAGCAGTGTTCGTCTTGTGGGCGATATGTAAGTTGCAGGATAAGGATTAGAAACAAAGGTACATTGACAATTGAATATTGGTAGTTGGAATGATATAATCTGGATATAAACAGGACGGAAGGAGATAAGGTAAATGGTATTAAAATTAGATTTTTCAGATTGTCTTGCAGCACAGGATATGATAAGAATTATTGAGAGAGATAAATCTTTGGACGAAGCTGAAGCAATAAGATTTGCAATTAATGAAACAATTTACAAATCAATTATGGATGTTAATTGGGCTTCAATAGCTTTATCGTCGTGGGGACATGATGATCCAGATAGAGAATGGGAGAAAATAAAAAATCCACACATCGAAATAGAATTGGACGATAGCAAATATGAATTGGTAAATAGACTGGCTAATAAAAAGGGACTTGATTTAGAAATTGCTGTATCATACTTTTTAATATTCACAATGGATTCGATGGGATATCATATTTAATGCATATAAATGAAAATAACAGACCAACTACCAGTATTCGGTGGTTGGTTTTTTTATGCAGAAAAATAGAGAAAGGAATGGTAAAGTGACTAGAAAAGAACTGGAAGCGTACAAGGTCAATGAAAGACTGATTGAACGCAATATGAAAAAAATTGAAGATGAAAAGTACAAGGACATTCCGACAGTGTACGGAAAAGTAAAAAGTTCAATGAATGAACATCCTTACATTGAAACTCATATGGCGGTTCAGATGGAAGAACCTGTGGAATCAGATAGGCGAATACGTAATCTGGAAAAGTGGGAGCAGGAAGTCAGCAAAGCCAAGAGTGATAATACAAAGGTGGAAGAGTTTATTGATAATATAGACAATGTAACAATAAAGGAAATATTTGTTTTAAGATACATTGAGGGAAAGAAAGTTTCAGAGGTTGCAAAAGATGTGGGATATACTCATGGTAGGGTTTCTCAAATAATATCAAAATTGCTGAAAGATTAACCAAATTAACACAATTAACAAAAGCAGTATGATATAATTAACCTGTTGAAGTTTGAAGAAATGATAGTATCCCGTCATTTTTTGAACTTTTCCCCTAAAGTTTTTTTTGAGAGCAGTCTTCGGGCTGTTCTTTTTTGTTGAAAATTGTATATTTTGGGTATATGATTAAAGAAAAACTTGGAGAGAACAAAAGAATGGGAGAAAAAGAATTTTTATCAGCGTTAAATGATTTTAGAATACCAGAAATATCAGAAGACACAAAATTTTGGATGATTAGAACAAAAAAAGGATGTTTTTATGATGAATTTATTAGTAAAAGGTTTGTAGCAATAGGATGGAATTTTATAGATAAAAAAACGGACAAGAGTGAGAGTAATCAGGAAACGTTAAAAAGTTATTTGGAGGAGAAGTACGGAGAAAAGCGTCCCCAAATGGCGATAAATAAATGTATAAAGTTTATCAGTGAAATAAAGGAAGGCGATATTATAATAATTCCCAACAAAGGGACTAAAAAAATAACTTTTGCAAAAGCAGGAGGATATTATGAAGAACATTTTAGTGAAGAAGAAGAGTTGCGTGTCATAGAAGCAATTGAAGATAGAGAATGGGAAGTTAAACAGATAGAGTGTCCATATAACAAGAGAAGAAGAATAGAAATATTAAAAACTATATCTGTAAGTGAAGTAAACATACATCTGTATATGGCTTTAACTAATTATCATGGTTTAAGTAGTATGCAAGAGTATGCCAAAATGATACTTGATAGCATATATCCATTGTACATATATAATAATATTTGTTCATTACAGATAGGAATAAACAACAAGAATGAAATAAATGCGAATGCCATTTCTTTGCTTGTTGCGGGAGTTACCGGATGTTTAAAAGGGGTATCTGGTGAAGAAGATATATATGCTACAATGAATTTAAATTCTCCAGGGAAAATATCCTGTTGGTTTTCAAAAGAAGGTAAACAAGACAGTAATGGAAAAAATGTATTTGATGCATTAAAAAATGGAAAAAGTAAAGCAATGTTATTGCTATTAATCGTAGCCATAACAGGGGGGCAAGCAAAAGTTGGTAGTGTTGAGTTGTCCTTGCCGGGAATTGTTAAAACCATAGAGGATGTAAAAACAATAGATACAAATGTTAAAAAGAAAAAAATAGAAGTTAAAAAACTTGAAATTGATAATTTTGAAGAAAAATATGACATTTACAAAAAGTTAAAAGATGATAATATAGACATAAACGAATTTAAGAATGATTTAGACAAGATTATAAGAGCAGGGGAAGACTTAAATTTGGGGTTTAACAAGTTGACTGATAATTAATAGAGGAGGTGTACATATGAGAATTATTTTGTTTGTATGCGTTTTTTTATTTACATTATCGTGTTTATTTTCTGTCGAAGACAAATTTCTAGATATGGATAGGATATTTATGGTCAAAAAAAAGGCAATAATTGTTTATGTTACAGGTAGTCTTTTAGCTCTTATTGTTGCAATATTATATGATAGTTTGATTTATTAAAAGAAACTCACACCCTTCGGAGAATGCTGTTGGCATAAAACAGTGTTATTCTGAAGGGTGTTTTTTTAATGCAAAAAATTAGTAAAGAAAGGAGCGGTTGCAGTGACAATTAAAGAACAAAAATTCTGTGATGAACTTTTATCGGATCCAGAATTTAACAAAACATTGGCTTACAAAAAGGCATATCCAAGTGTTAAGAATGATAATGTTGCAGCTGCAGCTGCTTCAAGACTTATGAATAAGCCGGAGATTAAAGAGTACATAGAAAAGCAGTTGGCTGAATTGCATAATGAAAAAACAGCAGATGCACAAGAAGTATTAGAATATCTCACATCAGTAATGAGAAGAGAACATAAAGAAAACGTTGTGGTTACTTTGAGCAGAGAAACATCTACGTATGTTCCTGATGAAAAAGGGACTATGAGAAAGCAAACAGTAAAGGAAGAGATTCCACAAATAATTGAAATACCAACAAGAGTTTCAGATGCAAATAAAGCAGCTGAGCTTCTTGGTAAGAGATATGGGTTGTATACAGATAAGCTTGATGTAAACAATGAGGCAGAGGAAAAGAAAGCTGAGAAATTGGATAACATAGCCAGCATATTGGAACAGATTAAGCCTGTAAGAGAGGGTGATTAATATTGTTACAGTTATCACCTAAATTTAAGGAATTTATTCTGACAGAAACCAAGAGAGATTTTCTTGAAGGTACTACTGCAGCAGGAAAGACTACAGTAGGAATATTTAAGTTTATGCTCATGGTGGCAAAGAGTGACATTAAGTATCATGTAATTGCCGGGGCGGACCTTGGAACAGTTGAAAAGAATGTAATCAACAATGAAAGAGGCCTTTTAGATCAGTTTGATGGTTTGGCTGAATATTATCCTAAAGGTCAGGGCAGGATTGGATTATCACACATTAAATATCAGACACCTAATGGTGAAAAGATAATATATGTGTGTGGTTATGATAATAAGGCACGTTGGAAAAAAGTATTAGGTTCACAACAAGGTTGCGTGTACATTGATGAAGTTAATACTGCAGACATGGAGTTCTTAAGAGAAATATCTCATAGATGTAAATACATGATGACTACATCAAACCCGGACAGTCCTGATTTGCTTGTGTACAAGGAGTTTATTAATCACAGCAGACCATTAAAGAAATATATCAAAGATTATCCGGAAGAATTGTTGGCAGAGTTAAATGAACCTGAAAAAGTCGGCTGGGTTCATTGGTATTTTACTTTTTATGATAATGCCAGTTTAACAGAGCAGGACATTCAGGATAAGATTGATGCAGTTCCGGTAGGAACAAAGATGTACAAAAACAAGATACAGGGACTTAGAGGAAAGGCTACAGGACTTGTATTTAGCATATTTGACAGAAGACATCATGTAATTACAGTTAATGAAGCAAAAGAATTCATCAGAAACAGGTCAAATAAGGAACAGAGAGAATGGTTTGAAATATTCACAAGTGGACTGGATACAGCTTATTCAACAAAGAGCCCTGACACAATAGCAATGAGTTTTGCAGGAATTACAAACAAGGGCAGATATATTCTTCTGGATGAGAGAGTTTACAACAATGCTGAAATTGGAACTCCGGTAGCTCCATCTGATACTGCAAAGAATTATTATGATTTTTTGGAAAGAAACAGAAAGGAATGGGGGCTTGCAAAGCATACATTTATTGATTCTGCTGATGCGGCAACAATCACGGAATTAAATAAGTTTAAAAGAGAACATGCACAGTGCTTATATGTATTTAATGCTGCATATAAAGCTGTGAAAATCATAGATAGAATCATATTACAACTTGGATGGATGAACTTTAATGACAATAAGGACATTCAACCAAGTTTTTTAATTGTTGAGAATTGTAAGGAATACGTAAAGGAATTGGAAAAGTATTCTTGGAAGGAAGAAAAGGATCAGGAACCAGAAGATGGAAATGACCACATGGTTTAACTCTGTTCAGTATAACTGGATTCCTTACAGAAAGAAAATAGGAGTAATCAAAGAATGAGGTTAATGGACAAGATGAGAGATGGAATAAGACATTTTTTAAGAATACAGGACGCACCAAAACAGACGTTTAACATTAGGGAATTACTTAATTATGATGGAAATTGTGTGAAAAATCTTATTTGGTATCGTGGTGACAGCTACGAACTGACACAGTTTTATCAAAACATTCCAGGTGGTTCTGATGGTGTGAAGTTTTGGGCTGCACGTTCAACTGTTGGAAGAGAGATAAGAAAAATACATACAGGCTTACCAGGGATTATTGTTGACCGATTAACAGATATTGTCATTAATGATTTTAGTCAGATTTCATTTAGTAAGGATTCAGACAAAAGAGAATGGAATGAAATATCGAAGGACAATAACTTTAAGAACATTCTAAAAAAGGCAGTGTCAAAGATGCTTATTCTTGGAGATGGTGCCTTTAAAATATCACTTGATGAAAGCATAAGTAAGTATCCAATCATAGAGTTTTATGGTTCTGATAAGGTTGATTTTGTTTATAACAGGGGAAGAATACAAGAAGTAGTATTTACAACAGAATATGAGCAGAATCAGGTAATGTATGTGTTAAAGGAACACTACGGATATGGGTACATTAAATACAAGCTTTACAGAGCAACAGACAATATGGAAGTTCCTTTGGGAATTATTCCAGTGTTGAACAATTTGGTTGATGTGGGATTCGATAGCTCACTAATTATGGCACATCCTATTAAATTTGGAGAAAATCCAAAGTGGGAAGGAAGAGGACAGTCAATCTTTGACAAGAAAACAGATGATTTTGACGCATTGGATGAAGCTTGGAGTCAGTGGATGGATGCTCTAAGAAAGGGCAGAAGCAAGGAATGGATTCCTGAATCATTACTGCCAAGAGATCCGGAAAGCGGGGCAATAATTAAGCCAAATGCATTTGATAATTCATACATAAAGCGTGGTGATGATTTATCTGAAAATGCACAGAACAAGATTGAGGTTACACAGCCGACAATTCCGCACGATTCATATCTTGCCACATACATTACAGCATTGGATTTGTGTCTGCAGGGATTAATCAGTCCAAGTACATTGGGAATTGATGTCAAGAAGCTGGATAATGCGGATGCACAGAGAGAAAAGGAAAAAACAACTCTTTACACAAGAGGAAACATAGTGGACATATTACAAGATCAGATACCTTTATTCATTCAGAAAGTATTTAACGTTGTTAGTATCAGCCAGAACAATGTGCCAACAGAAGTTAAATGTACAATAGACTTCAGTGAGTATGCAAATCCATCATTTGAAAGTCAGGTAGAGACTGTTGGAAAGGCTAAGACACAGGGGATTATGAGCGTTGAAGCTTCCGTTGATGAGTTGTATGGAGATACAAAGGATGAGGAATGGAAAAAGGAAGAGGTTGCAAGATTAAAAGCAGAGCAGGGAATAGCAGAAGAGGAAGAACCGGCTTTAAATTTGGAAGGAGAAAATACAGATGAAGGTGATAGTGGGGAAAAAGGTTTACCAGATGTCGAAGAATAAGGCAATGAATTTGCTTAGACTGGCAAGTGAGCAGGTACCTAGAGGTATATATGCTTTGGAAAAGGACAAAGTGATTGAAATGCGTAATGATAAATGCAGTTCAATCACACAGGTAAAAAATTTGAAAAGACAGTTTAAGAAAGCTGGCTTTAGAGTATATGCCAACGGAGTTGATTAGAAATGCCAAAAGATTATGACATTGAGGAAGCTTTTAGAGCCATTGAAAATGAGTTGATTGATTCAATGATGAGAAATCTGTCAAATCATAGGGCAGAGGAAACAAAAGAGGGATATAATTGGACATCGTGGCAGGCTGAACAGTTAAAAGCTCTGAATAAGTACAAACAGGAAAATCAAAAGAAGTTTACAAAAAGATTTTCTGACATTAACAGAAAAATCACTGAATCAATCATAAAGCACAGAAAAGCAGGAGCAACAGATCAGGAAATAGACATTCTAAAAGCCATTAAAAAAGGGGCAAAGTTAACACATAAAGCAGGAAGCACCATTGAGGGTGCTTTTTTTCGTGTCAATGATAGAAAACTGGATGCGCTATTAAGTGAAATAAATGGTTCTATGCATAGAGCTGAAACTGCAATGCTAAGAATGGCAAATGACCAGTACAGAAAATCAATATTCAATGCACAGGTGTATTTCAACACCGGAGCAGGAACATATGAAAAGGCAGTGGACATGGCTACAAAGGATTTTCTAAGTCGTGGCATTAACTGTGTTCAGTACAAGAATGGTGCAAGAGTTAACATAGCCTCATATGCGGGAATGGCATTAAGAACAGCTAATACCAGAGCATACTTGCAGGGTGAAGGTGAAAAACGTAAGGAGTGGGGAATTTCCACAGTTGTGGTCCATAAGAGAGGTTTACCTTGTTCAAAATGTGCAAAATGGATTGGAAAGATACTGATAGATGATGTTTGGAGTGGTGGAAAAGCAAGTGACGGTCCATATCCGTTAATGTCTCAGGCGATAGCAGGAGGTTTATATCATCCTAACTGCAATGATGGTCATAGTACATATTATCCTGGAATTTCTAAAGAGCCTGAAAAGGTAACAAAGAAAGAAATGAAACAGGCTATTATTGCAGAGAAACAGGAAAGCAGGGACAAATTGATACAAAGGAATGTAGATAAGTTTGATAGGTTATCTAATTATTCTTTAGATGAAGAAAATAAGAAAAAGTATGCGACTAGAACAAATCAATGGAATAATATAAAAGAATTCTCAAATGGCATAAATATAGAAAAGGTTGCAGAAAGTGGGAAATTTAATAGTAAAAGAGTTGGAAATAATAATGTTGATTTGATTAAAATGAAGAAAGAATTTGGAAAGAAATTTAACCAATTAACTAATGATTCAGCAACAAACAATTCTCTAAGAAAATATGCAAAAGCTATGCTAACTCATAGAAATGGAACTGATGGAGAAGATCTTTATATTATTAGTAAGAAGGCAGGAAAAAAATTTTTTTCTAAAACGAATAGTAACAATATTTTAGGAGTAGAATTAAATAAAGAAGAAATTGAATTGATAAGGCAAATGCCATCAAAAATAGGAATACACAATCATCCCACAAATATATTGCCAACTGGTAGTGATTTTGTAGTTGCTGGATATCGAAAATATGATTTTGGATTAGTAATTACACATGATTTAAAAGTTTTTAAATATAAGGTAGGAAATAAACCATTTCCAGCTACATATTTAGATAATAAAGTTGACAAATATATGGGGAAAAATTATAATTTACCTATATTAGAAGCGCAAGAAAAGGCATTACAAGAACTTTCAAAGGAGGGGCTTATTGAATGGAAAGAGATACTGGCATAATTAAGGAAAGAGATTATATTGTAAAAACAGACAGAAGTCCAGAGGAAATTGAAGAAGCAATAAAAAAATCTGAAGAAGAAATGAAAAAAATGAAAGAATGGCCAATGGCATAGATACCATCTAGTTTTTGCTAGGTGGTATTTTTATGCAACAAAATAAGAAAGTAATAAGGAGGTAACAAATGTTAATCGCAAAAATCAATTTTTATGACAAGGAAAACAACCTTGCCTTGGTAAAAGCAGGGGATGAGGTTAGGGCAAAAACAAAAGAGCGCAAGGAGTATTTATTAAGAATTGGCGCAGTAATTGAAAAAGACGAACCAAAGGCATCTACAAGTAAGTAGGTGCTTTTTATATGCCCAAAACGTGATGGCTTAAAACTCTCGGAATAAGCTGACGAGCTAAAACGGAAAGGAATATACGTAATGATGTTGAGATCAAGAGAAACAGGAAAAATGCCCATGAACCTTCAATTTTTTGCAGAAGGTTCAGGAGAAGGCGGAGAGGGTAACGGCAACCAGAATAATAATGCCGGAAATGGTAACAGTAACCAGAATACTGGAAACAATAATCAGGGTGCAACATACACTCAGGAACAGCTTGACGGAATTGTTAATAGCAGAACTGCAAGAGCTGAGCAGTCGGCTTTAAGGTCGTTCTTTCAGCAGCAGGGAATGTCTGAAAATGAAGTAACACAGGCAATTAACAGTTACAAGGAACAGAGAGCAAAGAATAAACCTGACGTAGCAGGAATGCAGACACAGCTTGCACAGGAGCAGAGCAGAAATTTACAGCTCACAATTGAAAATTCTGCAACATTACAGGCAGTTGAACTTGGCATTGATTCAAAGTCGATTCCATATGTAATCAAGATGGCTGATTTTAAGGATGTGGCAGGAGAGAATGGAACAGTTGATGCAGAAAAAGTAAAAGCTGCAATCAACAAGGTATTAGAAGATGTTCCGGCATTAAAGCCGGCAGGAAATGGAGAAACAAACAATCAGGGATTTAAACCCATTGGTGCTCCAAACAATAACAACAATCAGAACCAGGATGACTTGTTAAGAGGCATTTTTGGAATAAAGAAAAAATAGGAGGTAGTAATACATGGCAGCATTACAGTACGCTGATATTTTCAGCAACATTTTAAGAGAATTATATGGTCAGTCACAGGTTTCTGTGGATTTGTATAATTCAAATTCAGACATTCAGATTGTGAATGGAAAAAACTTAAAGATTCCTAAGTTATCAGTAAGTGGTTATAAGGATCATTCAAGAGGCAACTTAGGTTTTAACGCAGGTACATATTCAAATGAATATGAAACAAAAACATTGGACCACGACAGAGACATTGAGTTTGCTATAGATCCAATGGATGTTGATGAAACAAACATGGTGGTTTCAATAGCAAACATTCAGAAAAGATTTGAGACAACTCAGGCTATTCCTGAGGCTGATTGTTACACATTCAGTAAGCTTTACACAGAAGCTAAAAGAGTAGGAGCAAAAGTTAAAACAGAAGCTTTAACTACAGCTAATGTTCTTTCTGATTTTGATGATAACCTTGAGGCAATGACAGAAGCAGGTGTTCCACTTGACAGAGTTATTCTTTATTGCACACCAGCTTATTATAAGTTACTTAAGAATGCTGAGGGCATTCAGAGAACACTTGAAGTAAGTGGAGCAAAGGGAATTGACAGAAGAGTTCATTCCATTGATGACATTGGAATGATTAAGGAAGTTCCATCGGCAAGATTTAAGAGTGCTTATAACTTTACAAATGGATGTGTTGCAGATAGTTCAGCTGTTCAGATGGACTATATCTTAATTGATCCGGAGTGTCAGGTATCAAGAGACAAATATAGCTACATCACAGTATTTGAACCGGGAACAGATTCAAGAACAGCTGACAATTATGTTTATCAGAACAGAAAATTAAACGGAACATTTGCAATTGATGAGCTTATGAAAGATGGCTGCATCATTCACGCAAAGACAGCCTAGAAAGGAGAAGAACTATGACAGCCAAAAAAGCAAATAAGGTTTATACAGTGTCCAAAGTGGAAATGGAATCATATCTTGCAATGGGATATGACATTTTTGACGAGGAAGGAAAACTTTTAAAACGTTCACCTAAGGCTACAGTTCCATACTCCGAATATGAGAAGGTAGTTGCAGAAAGAGATGAGTTAAAAGCTCAGCTTGAAAAAGTTAAAGGTGATAAATTTTCTGTGATGGAAGTTGAAGAATTGCAGGCATATGCAACTGAGCACAGCATTGATTTAGGTAACGCAACTTCAAAAGAAGGAATTATCAAGAAAATCAAGAGTGCTGAAGCTGAATAGGGGGTGAGCCTATGGCTTACTTCCCATATGCAACATTAAGCGATTACTTGGGAATTTCTGATTCAAGGTGCATTGAACAGACAAAAGTTGCAAGTAAGCTTAAACAGGCAAGCAGACACATTGATTCATTAACATTTGGCAGGATTAACAGATATGGATTTGATAATTTGACAACTTTTCAGAAGGATATCATAAGGGAAGTAACTTGTAGGCTTGCCGAATTTGAATATGAGAATGAGGACTTAATACAATCGGTTCTTTCAAGTTATTCACTTAATGGTGTGTCAATGAGCATTGGAAATACATGGAATGTTTATACTCAAAACGGAGTGGCAATAAGCAAAGACTTATATGCTCTGCTTTGTCAGACAGGATTATGTACAGGATTGGCAGGTGTTTAAATGAAATATCCCAAGTTAGTTCCAGACAGAATGTGTACCACTGAAATGGAAGTGGTGATTTATGGAGAGGGCTTGTCAGAAACAGGCTCTCCCATTATTGTGTGTCAGAAGAAATTAAAGTGTAATTATCAGGATAAGGCATACACAAAATTAACTGCAGAACAGAAGATTGTTACATTGGACGGAAAAGCCTATTTTGACGGAGACATATGTCCTAAACAGTCAGTCATAAGCAGTGGGTATGTCAAGGTCTTTGGAGTTAAGAGAAGTATTTATCAGGGAACAAAAGCAAGAAACCCTGATGGGACAGTTAATTTTACATTATTGGAGTTGAATTAAATGATAAAGGCAAAATCAAGAGTAAAGTTAAACATGGGAGTGATAAAAAAACTAAGTACAGCGGCTGTTACTTCACTAGAGCAGACTGCTGATGCAGTTCAAAGTGATTTAAAGCAATCACAGGTAATGCCCTTTGACAAGGGAACATTGCAAAACACGCAAACATTTGTTGATTACAAGGAAAGTAATCAGGGAAGGGTGCAGATTGTTTCAAGTACTCCTTACGCAAGAAGACTTTATTATCATCCTGAATACAACTTTAGTACTGCAGAAAATCCAAATGCCGGAGGTAAATGGTTTGAGGATTATTTGGCAGGAGGCAAAAAACAGAACTTTGCAAGAGACACATTTAAGAAATTATATAAAAGAAATGGAGGATTATGATAGTGCTTTATTTAAAGGACATTAAGGACTGACTGAAAACATTTAATGTTGCGGAACATTATTACATTGGCAAGCTTGACAATAAACAGGACAAGTCACTGGGTGTTTATCAGCGAAAAACAAGTAATCCGCCAAGAATCTGCTATGGTGATTTAAAAAGCTATGAGGTTAAACCTGTATCATTACTGATTCATTGGAATAATGATGCTGATGATACAGAGCGAAAGGCTTTTGAATTGTACAGAAAAATGGCAGAAGCAAGAAACATACTTATCAACAATGTTGAAATAGTTTATGTAAGTCTATTATCGTCAGAGCCAATAGATGTTGGTACTGATGATAACAACATATATGAAAGAGTGATAGAAGTAGATTTTTATTACAAGGTAGAGAAAGGAGAATAGACATGGCAAAAGCAACAGGAGTATATCCGGTATATGATAATCAGTTTCAGGTAGGAGCTGATAAGGCAAGCCTTGGAAGCATTGCAGACATGGAATCTTACTCTGTATCTTTTGACAATGGGGTTGAAGAATGGACTCCAATGGATACAGAGGGCTGGATTAGAAGATTAATGACATCCAAGGGATTAACAATTTCAGTAACCGGAAAAAGAAATGTTGGAGATACTGGTAATGATTATGTTGCCGGGAAAGCGTTTAAGAATGGAAGAGATGCAGAAGGAGCTTTTCAGTGGACATTTAAGGATGGTACTACAGTATTATTTGAAAATGCAGTATACAATGTTACAGCATTAGGTGCAGGAGACAGCACAAATGTGGCACCATTAGAGTTTGATGTAATGTCAAATGGAAAACCGACCGTTACACCGGCAGTTTAATTTGGAATCATATTGAACAAGAGCAGGTCAGCAGAATTAGTTGACTTGCTCTATTTTTTTAGGAGGAATAAGAATGTCAAAAATAATAGATATTACAAATAAATTAGCGTTTGAGGATAATCCAAGATTAAAAATAAAGGATACAGAATTAGAGATCGATGCAACAGCAGAAAATATGTTGAAGGTTATGGGATTGGTGTCTGACAGACCAACCGCAAAGGATGTTGAAGAACTTTGCAAAATAATTTTCACAGATGATTCAAAGGAAAAGCTTTCAAAAATGAAACTCAGTTTTTCTGACTATCAGAAAGTTGTGATGGCAGCAGTTGAACTTGCATCAGGAAATGATGATGCTGACAAAAATTCGGGGGAGTAGATCCTTATTATGACCTGATAGATGATTTTGATTTAATAGTAGCTTCATTTACAACGCAGTATGGATTAAGAATACGTGACATAAAAGATATGCGTTGGAGCGAATTTAAAAGTCTATTGATCGGACTGGGACCTAATACCATTTTGGGCAGAATTGTTTCAATAAGAGCAGAAGATGACAGTGAAGTATTAAAGAATTTTACTAAGGACCAACAGAGAATTAGAAACGAGTACAGGCTTAAGAAGGCAAAGAGACCAGGTAATAAGAAGGAAGCAGAAAAAGCTTCAGAAATGTTCGAGAAAGTCTTTTGGGAAATGGCAGGATTAAATACTTCTGAATTATCAAGGCAGTAGGAAAGGAGGTTTATTATGGCAGAAAGTGTAGGAGCAATAGCTCTTGATTTGGAATTAAACCAAAGTGGATTCAATTCTCAGTTGTCAGGAATTGGAAAGATGGCAAAGAAGGTTGGAGCAACATTGGCTTCAGCTTTTGCCATAAAGAAAACTTTTGATTTTGGAAAGCAGTGCATGGAGTTAGGCTCTGACCTTGCAGAAGTTCAAAACGTGGTTGATGTGGCTTTTCCCAAAATGAGTGGAACAATTGACAAGTTTGCAAAGAATGCAGCATCTCAATTTGGTCTATCAGAAACAATGGCCAAAAGATATGCAGGTACATTTGGCTCAATGTCAAAGGCTTTTGGATTTTCTGAAAAAGAAGCAGCTGAAATGAGTACAACTCTTACCGGATTATCAGGTGATGTTGCATCTTTTTACAATATTAGTCAGGATGAGGCATATACGAAACTTAAGTCAGTGTTTACCGGTGAAACTGAATCCCTCAAGGATTTAGGTGTAGTAATGACACAGACAGCATTGGATCAGTTTGCATTGCAGAATGGATTTGGAAAGACTACTGCAAAAATGACTGAGCAGGAAAAGGTAGCTTTAAGATATGCCTTTGTTCAGAAACAGTTAACTGATGCGTCAGGAGACTTTGCAAGAACATCAGACAGTTGGGCGAATCAAACAAGATTATTGTCGTTGCAGTTTGATAGCTTGAGGGCTTCAATAGGACAAGGGCTCATTAACGTGTTCACTCCTGTAATAAAATTGGTTAACACCTTAATGGGAAAATTAACCACATTGGCAGGAATGTTTAAGTCATTCACTGACATGATTACCGGGAATAAGTCAGATGATTCATCGACAGTACAATCAACCAGCAATGAGTTGTCAGATGTGGCAAGTAATGCTGATGAAGCCACAAGTGGAATGAATGGATTAACTGATTCAACAAAGAAAGCAGCAAAAGCGGCAAGAGGACTTGCAGGATTTGATGAATTAAATGTATTACAGCAAAATGACAGTGATTCGGGAACGTCAGGATCAGGTTCTGGAACTGCTTCAGCTTCAGGAGCAAGTGCAGTCAAGGACATTACTCCAAATGTTGATGCAGGCAATGGAGCACTGGGAACAATGAACAAGTGGCTTGATAAGATTTTTGGTAAATTTCAGAAATTAGCAGGATTGTTCAAGACAGGTTTTACACTGGGATTTAAAAGCAAAGGTTTAGATGTCATAAAAAATGCTCTCATAAACATAGGAAAGAACATCAAGGAAATTTTTACAGACAAAAAAGTGTTGGATGCAGCAAGTAATTGGGCAGACAGCATAGCATTAAGTCGTGGGAAAATAGTGGGCTCAATAGCAAGCATTGGAGTGAGTATTGCAACAATGCTGATTGGCGGCATTGATAAGTTTTTCGAACAGAACAAGGATTATTTGAAAGACAAAATAGTTGAGATGTTAAATATATCAGCAGAAAGAGCAGAAATATTTGCAAACTTTTGCGCAGCATTGGCAGACATATTTACAGTGTTTGAAAGTGATGATGCACAGCAAATTGTGGCTGATGTATTGGCTATTTTTACAACTGTACAACTTGAATTATATGTTTTATGCCAGAAAATCGGACGTGACATTATGCAGGCAATTACAACACCGATTGTTGAAAATACGGATACAATTAAAACAGCTTTAATGAACACAATCAAACCAATAGAAACAGCTGTTAGTGGAATAAAGACATTTGTTCAGGAAGTCTTTACAAACATTAATTCAATGTATGATCAGTACATAAAGCCGGCATTTGACAATATAGGAAGTGGCTTATCCACAATATTTGATTATGTTCTTGATGGATATAATTCATTTCTGGCACCGGTATTTTCAAGAATTGCCAGTGAATTAAGCAGTTTGTTGAACACCTATATTAGTCCAATGTTTAATAGCATATTTGGATTCATTGGAAGAGTTATTGATGTTGCAGGAAAATTGTTCAATTTCTTATCTCCAATAATCGGCTGGTTCATCGAAAAGGCAATGCCACAAATAGCCTTTACCATAGAAACAACATGGAACAAGATACAGGGTATTATAAGCGTAATCAGCGTTGTTATTACAACCTTAATGAATGTCATTAATGGTTTAATTGATTTTGTGGTGGGTGTGTTTACAGGAGATTGGAAAAAGGCATGGAACGGAATCAAAAACGTGTTTAAGAGTGTGTTTGATGGAATAAAAAGCATAATCAATATAGCTATGGACTTTGTAAAGAATACAATAGTGGCAATTTGCAGTAAGGTTGCATCATATATAAAAGTTGTAGTAAATGGAATATATACAGTTATGACAACAGGGTGGACAGCAATTAAAAATGTGTTCTCAGGTGTAATAGGATTCTTTAAGGGAGTTTTTAGTGGTGCTTGGAATGCGATTAAGTCCATATTTAGTAATCCGGGAGCATTCTTTAAGAATGTTTGGAACGGAATAAAGGGAAGTTTCGGACATGTATCAGGTTGGTTCAAGGATACATTCAGCAAGGCTTGGCAGGCAGTAAAAGATGTATTCAGCACAGGTGGAAAAGTATTTTCAGGAATAAAGGCTGGAATCGCTTCGGTATTTAAATCAGTGGTTAACTCCCTGATAGGTGGGATTAATAAAGTTGTGGCCATACCATTTGATAAAATCAATGGAATGCTTAATAACATTAGAGCAGTAAAAATAATGAAATGGAAACCATTTGAAAAGATGTGGGGACACAATCCGTTGCCAGTACCTCAAATTCCTAAAATGGGTGGTGTTCCAGCGCTTGCCGAAGGTGCTGTTTTGAAACCTAATGCACCATTTTTGGCTATGGTCGGTGATCAGAAACACGGAACAAACATTGAATCTCCATTATCAACCATTGTAGATGCATTTAGACAGGTACAGGGTGAAAATGCAACAGGTATTTCTGATAAAGATTTACTTAATGCAATTTCAAACATGCAGGTTAATGTTATTGTTCAGCAGGATTCAAGAGGAGTATTCAACATGGTAAAACAAGAAGTGGTTCAGGAGCAGAGAAGAACAGGAAAACCTGTATGGATTTAAGAAAAGAGGTAGAAAATGGCAAAGTATAAAGGATATTTGTTAAAAGTAAAGGACCAAATATTTCCAATGAAATATATAAAAAGTGAAACGTATACATCAACGGATAACCAGAGGTCTGAACTTAAGGCTTACAGAAATACAAATAATTATCTTATTAGACAGACTTCTCCTAATTTCAAAACAAAGATTGAATTTGAAACACCACCACTTCTGCAAAGTCAATATGAAGAAATACGACAATTGCTGAATCAGGGGACAATTAACAGAACTGAAAGAAAAATAAAAATAACTTACTGGAACTCAGAGGATTTAACCTACAAAAACGCTGTGGTGTATATGCCGGATATTTCATATACAATAAAAAATCAGATGAGGAATGAATTACTGTATAATCCGTTAAAGATGGAATTCATAGAGTACTAGAAAGGAGCACCAATGTTAAATGTAAATGAAGATACTATAAGAGCATATACAGAGCAGAATGTTCCAAAGAAGTTAACAATCACATTTCCGAATAATTCAAACTTAACTCCAATCACAAATGCAAACATTCAGGAAGAAAGCATGAGTTTGACAGGCAGTCTTTGTAGTGATTCAAATTTGATGCTACAGGGCTGCATTTCAACTCAGTTTAATCTTACAACATTTGACTATGATACAGACATTACAGGTCAGGACATCATAGCCACTTTGTCAGTAAAGGATGATTCTTACAAGGGCGAATGGGTTAAGGGAACAAATTACAAGTCAGGGGACATAGTAAAGTTTGACCAGGAATATTATATTTATTCCGATGATGTTTCTGATGAAAAAACAGAAAATATCAAACGAACAAAAGTAAGCAGTTCTTACATTGTATACAATGAAACTGATAAGAAATACAACATTTTTGGAAGAGAACCGGATAATTTTATCGGGATAAGAATTCTTACATCAGAAAAGGTTCTTGATGGTGTGAGCATGACCATTAGATGTTGGTACACTGGAGGTCCGTATTATTATGTGGTACGGGATTTTAATAATAAAACAGATATTATTATGCCACAGTATTATCCTGCTGGAAGTAGTTATCCATTAAAAGGTTGGTTTGCAGAAATAAGCTATTCAGGAACAGATACAGATGCATTCAAGGAATTTGTAAGCAACCTGAAAATATATGAATTGACGAATGCTTGCAAAAATGAATTATATCCTGATGAATTGGAAGAATGTCAAAGAGTATATGGTTATGTTGATACATCCAATACAGAAGACATTATCATATTCAGGGGAAAGGTTGAAAGCTTTACAAGACAGGCTTCAGATCCAAGATATAGTGAATTGATAGCCTATGATAAATTACACGATTATCAGGAAAAATCAATTAAGGATTGGATGAATAAGGTGGATGAGTATGGAATGGGAATGGTAGATCCATATTCTTATCAGGGTTCATACAAGTTAAAAACGACATATAAAAAAGACCAGACTGTGTATGGCACATATACTGATTCAAATAATGTGGAAACTAAAGGATATTATCATTTTAAACAGGACTATATAGATAGTTTTTATCAAGCCTGTAATATTGTGAAAGTGGCTTCAGGAGATTTAACAATACCACCAACTGGTGTAGCTCCAACGATAAATGGACCTGAATATGTTGAAAAACTTGAAAAATATTTTCCGAATGATTTACAAGTTTTTCATTTAAGAAATGATTTGTTTTCTGAAATTGGAATAAATCAGAAAGATTTCTATAACATTAGTTTGCCAATGGATGTAATAGATTTAAAAATAGGTCCATTCAATGAAGATTATTCTGCACTTCAATTATTGCAATGGATTTGCAATATGAATGGTGTTTGTGGAGTTATCGACCAAACAACAGGTGAGTTTGATTATAAGTTTGTAAATTCAGAAAAAAGAACGACAACAGCCGATTCCAATTACAAGGGTGAGTTTAATTCAGCTACAGAGTATAGCGTTGGTAATGTGGTTAAGTTCACTAATTCTTATGGTGAAGAAAGTTATTATGAAAAAATAGTGGATAAGAGTACATATCCAAGTGAACTTTTAACAGCAGATGTTAGCTTTAACAATCCACAGGAAGATGTATTGTTTCAAACTCCGGATGTGATGGGAAATTGTTATTACATTGAGTTCTCTTTTGATGATAAGTTGGCAGAAGAACTTGGAGTTGAGATTACAGTAAATAAATATTCTGGGCGAAATTTAAAAACTATATCATTAAGACGAAGCGGAAGAGTAATGCTGCACGATTTGGATGAAACAGGTAAATCTTATTACACAATTCAGGTTTCAAATGTTAATGGTGAATTTTTAAAAACATTTAAAGCAGTAAAATATTTATCAACAGGTGAGTTTGATTCAACGTGGACTCCTGAAAGTGAGTTTTTTGCAGATTGTTGGAAAAAGAAAAATAAACTTTATCATCCGTCAGGAATGATTAACATCACAGAGTTGTACGAGCAGGACAGCATAGAATTACAGGACAGCTTGTATTCAAACAATGGCTGGAAGGTTATGGATATGAATGGCACACTTTTAAATGGAGAGAATAAAAAGAATAATCTTGCTATTACATACTCACCACTTTACAGTTCACATAAATCAAGTTATCAGTTGTTATTAGATGTGGCAAACAATGTTGGAAAAGGATGGATTGAGCCAAAGATTCCTTTTACCATTAAGTTTGCACCATTCAAGGCTAAATCACTGGGTCTTCCATTCTTGGAGCTTGGCGATTACGTAACTTTTGATGTTGATAAGTGGTCCTCTGATGCAGATGGCAATCCTGTAATAACGAGGCAGAACGTGCAGTCAATCATATTTAACAAGACAATGTCAGGAATAAATGCACTGTCAGATGAATATGAAGCAAAGAACGATTAGGAGATTGGAGCAAATGATAATAATAGATGCAGGAGTTGAGCGAGAAGCTACAGCAGAAGAGGAAGCGTACATTAAAAAAATGCATTTCTATGACGAAATGATGGAAAAAAAGATGGAGTTAAGTTCATTGGAAAAACAACTTTCAGATGGAGATTACAAGATCATAAAATCTTATGAGTGTAGTCTTATGAACATTGAAATCCCATATGACATTGAACAGCTCCATTCAGAAAGACAGAACATGCGTGACAGAATTAACAGCTTAAGGGAAGAGATCGCTGATTATGAATCTAAATGGGAAGAAATGGAAAGGAAGGAAGCGAATGATAGCAATTAAAGAAAAAAATGTGATTACCATTGAGTTTGAAGGTCACGACACTTTGGAATCACAAATGCTTTATCAGTATGACAAGGGACAAAAAATAAAATTCCTTGATGTTCCGGATGGTGCGGAAGTACAATTTTCCAATTGGGCAACAGAAATGACAAAAAACAAAATTGTTGTAAATGGTCAGGTAGAAATACCTGATATTTTATTGCAGGAAAATAAGAAAATCCTGGCATATTTGAAAATAATTAACTCAGATAGTGAAACAACAATCAAGACTGTTATTATTCCTGTTAAGGCACGTACAAAGCCGGCAGATTACATTGAACCTGAACAGGAAAAGCCCTTTAGAAAATATGTTGAAGAAAAGCTTGAAAACGCAGAAAAACTTGTAGCCGAAGCAAATGATAAAGTAAAGGTAAACGAAGAATGCTTAAAGCAGATAGACATAAAAACAGAACAATCGGTTAATCAGATAGCAGAGGCGACAAACGGTAAGATTAAAGACATAGCTAATGTTACGAATGCAAAGCTTGGAGATATTAACAACACAGCATCTGCGCAGATTGTTTCAATTAATGAAGTATCATATCAGAATACAAAATCAGGTATAGAAGCAGTTAATGCCGCTGCAAGAGCACAGATAGGTGGAATTGAAACAGTTGCAGATGCACAGAAAAAAGGAATTACTGAAACGGCAGAAGGAAAGATTATAAATATTAACAACATAGCTACAAGTCAGATTGATGCCATTAATAGGACTGCGCAGGCGCAGGCTCAGGCAATTGAAAAGCAAGGCAATGAAACATTGGAAGAAATCACAGGAACAGGAAGCAAGAATGCCATTTTCACTGTAGAGGATGGAGCCTTATGTATAATACAGCGTGATGAGAGTGAGGTGTAATAT